GTTTAAGTCTAAGATATTAACCTCAACATCAGGTAGTTATAAATTAATTTAAAAATAAACGTTAAAGTATTTGCATATATAAATTTAATTTATGTATATTTGTAGAGTCATAAGACATAACAAATTAAAAACATAACAAAAATGGAAAATGCCAATATTAATTTCAGCAAATCAAACGTTTACGAAATGAGATTTATTACTGATTACGATCTTAGACCTCACTTTATTTGCGTTAAGACTACTCCAAAGACAGCTTCTTTTCAACGTTTTGGATCTCCAAACTCTGAGATCATAACTAAAAGAATTAAAACAAATTCAGATGGTCAGTACATTGTTACTGATACTTACAGCATGGCTCCGATAATTAGAGCAAAAAATATCGTTGCATAATTTGTATATATAAATTTATTTTATATATTTGTATAAATATTAAAAAACATAACATGATTAATCTAAAAGAATTTATCCACTTCGTTAAGTATGTCGACTCATTTTATAATGACGTTGATGGAATTTACAAAATAGCTACGTCAGAACAGATCGAGGACGCTTGTATAAAGTTCGTTACAAATGCTGTAGCCGATCAAACTGAATTACATTACGACTCTATAGATCGTGAGAACGTTCGTTGCATATTAGAGCCTACATATTCAATCTTTATACCTGCGTAGCATGATCACAAAGACAAGTATAGCTGTAGACAAATTCCGTTCAGGAGATTTTAAAGGATCCTTAGCGTTGTTTCAAAAATTTAAGATAGGAATATCAAAGGACGATCAATCGTGCCTTAGAATCGCTCATGAGATCTTAGCAGGACAATCAATGTTTTATCAGCAACTAAGCTATGACGTTGATCAAATCGTACAGGACGCTCGTGTAATAATTACTAATTACGTTAATGACTATGATAATAGATAGTATAAAAAAAGAAGCTAAGACGTACACTCCTTTACATTGGATCCTGATCCTTGCGTCCGTAGGATTAATATTCTTAATGTTTGCGTCTACATTTGTTCAACAAAAATCAACAAACAGCAACAAAGAAAAGGAAATTAAACTAAAAGAAACTAAAGAAAAATACGTTATTCCCTATGACGTTGATCCAACAATAGAATAAATATGATACATTTTACGTACACTACTCACGTGCAAAAAGCTACAGATCTAATAACAAAGAACTATAAAAAGGAGATCAAAGACAGCGTTATATCGTTTGAGGATTTGGATTATTGCGTCGTTACTGATCAGGACGTTGCTGAAAGTATAGCGTATGATCTAGACAACTTAGATATTCCGTATGACGCAGAACAGGACTGCGACGAATGTTGTGGCGATGGAATTGTCGAGATACGTGATTGCCATGATTCGTCAAATGAATGTTGTGGTGGTTGCTTTAAAGATCTCGTTTGTGATTATTGCGACTCAGGTAAAATTTTATTTATATGATCATAAAATATATAATTCGTTTACATAAATATCTAGTATTCTTAGAGACAGAACGCATAAAAGCTATGATCAAATCAGGTCAAGGTAAAGTCTGAAACGTTAAAATTTAAAAGTTTTCGTTAAAACGTTTGTTTATATAAATTAAATTTATGTATATTTGTACCATAGCAATTAAGCTATAACAAAAACATAACAAAATGATTAAAGAAACGCACGTTGGATTAGTTATCATGAACTCAGATAACACAGAATTAATAGAAGCTAGATACGTAAACTCAAAATGGGAGCGTGAACTAGGAGATGTAATGACTATCGATAATAAAAAATATCGTGTAGGAGTCATAGGAGATACACGTAATGACGTGATCCAATACCTCAACAAAATAATTAAAGGACAAAATAAAATTGTTCGTCGTCAGCAAAGAATAGCAAATGCGAAAGCAAATGCTCATGTAAATAAAATTTTCGCTGACATCTTAAACGATATAAACCTATAATTATGATCAGTTTCAAAACATACTCAGGACAAAAAGCCGATTTTTATATACAAAATAAGGGACTCCATGCAGGTCGCCCACTTACTAAGCCGATCAGAAATTGTCTTGCAGTCGATACGGACGTCCCTAATGCGTTTAAAATATGCTATGCACTATATAGATCAAAAGCATATAGATCGTCTATTCTCGGCTCTGTAATACCTTTTATACGTAAAACAGACGTCGTTGCGATCATAACTCATGCGATCAAAAAAGATCATGACGTTAAAAAATTAGATACGATCTGTTTAATTGATCAGCAAATTAAATTAGCGTACCAAAAAATAGACAAATTAAAACAGCTACAATATTCGTTAGCTGTGCAAACCTTAAATAAATAAATCATGACATACGAACAAAGACTCCGTAACGCTCATCACGAAATAGATAATCTGTATTACGTGCGTGAGAAAACAATCGAACAAACAATACATGGCGACGTACGTGGTCATTATGCAGGATCCGAATACTTTTTTTACGCTAATGGAAAAGAAGTTTTTAGGTCTAGAGATCAGGGACTTACGATCCGTTGGTTAGCTTATGCAAAAAATATTTAAAATAATTGTTGTTTATATAAATTTAATTTGTATATTTGTCATGTATTAATAATAAAACATAACAAAATGAAACAAGTAACTTTTAAAAGAATCAAAGAATTAAGACAGGAATTTTTAAACGATACGTTCGCTCCTGATCTACCAAAAAGAAATAAGACTCATTACGAAAAATGGATCTTAAAAATTTGTAATCTGTTAACAGATCATAGAAATTATATCGTTGACAAAACAAATAAATGTCGTTTAGCAAATCATTTTCCTACTAATTTCAATAACGTTTATGATCAGGAATATGAATTAGAAGTATTGAGAGACGATATACAGCGTTGGGCATGGAAAAGAAATTGGACGTTTAGCGATCACTATCAAGCTGAATTAATGCGTTTGAACATTGATTAATTTGTTATGTAGCTTCGTGATCAAAGAATGATCCAAAAGCCTCTTAGACTATATGTTTAGGAGGCTTCTTTTTTCTTCGTCTGACAGCTCGACTCCTGCTGTTATGATCTTATTAACTGCGTCAGCTCTTAGATTCATAGCACTTGCCTCAGCGTTCTTGTCGTCCTGTAATACTGCGATATGACTAAAGTCAGGTTTTAAATATAAACCCTCGTCAGTTAATCCTAGTTGGTGGCTAATTGTAGAATACATTTGCTCAGTTTCAGGTATGATCGTATCTTGGTAAGACATTTTCATTCCCTCTTTTACGTTGGTAAATGTAGATCCTTTGGCTTGACTAAATAAATAATAACTCAATCCGTAAGCGTCAATGATCGCCATTTTATCCTCAGTTAATTCCTCAAATAACATGAGGTCTTTTGTTGGATATGACATAGGCGTCCAATCGACATCGGCTTCGGTTATAACTAATTTATCCTTTTGTCTTTTTAGCCAATCTCGTTGTATTTCTTCCTTTTCTTCTGCGTCCATAGGTAGCGATCCACCTAGATCTGACTTTTTACTTGACAGGATCCCTATCGCTCCTATGTTTTCTAGTAATACATTTCGTTTGTTATATTGAGACATGATATTACTAAGAGGGTATTTTAGCGTGTCTATGCGATTAACAGGATTTATTAAATTAATTCCATCAGGGGTATTCAAATAGATCATGTCCTCGACTTGTATCGTCTCATATTGGTTAGAATCGTACCAAAATTCAAAGTCTTTGATCAATCCATCGGTATCGATTTGGTCTAATAACTTACCTGTGCCTCGTATTTTTATCTTATTTGAGGCTAAAGGGACTAATAAATTACGTACATCAAATGACCTTTTTGGGCAATAAGCAAAAGAATTATTAAATAATCCATCGTTTACAGCTAAAGAATAGATCACGTCAGACCATGATTGCGTTGGATTTGGTTTGTTAACTAGATCTAAAATCCAATGAGCGTCAACAATATTACCATCGCTGTCGCATAATTTAGGCACAGCTCCTGACATCATGATCGCTCTTTTATTTATAACCGTACGTAGCTCAGGAATCCTGATATATAAGTCGTAAGGTTTATTTGTGTCAACCCAAACAGGATTTTTTTGTCCCCAAAATTGCGTGGATCTACGATTTATTAACTCCATCAATTTGTCGGTTTTACCACTAGAAAAACCAAAAACGGACGTCCAAAAACTATCTGCCATAATAAAAAAATTTTAAATAATGTACTTTTTCGTTCCAAATTTACGTAAATTTGAAACAAAATTCGCATAAATGAGCAAAGGAATTAATCAATACTCAGTAAAATCTAGTGAAAATCAGATAAAAGATCTCGATTTAAACGCTAGAGAAGTGGCGATATACCTTTCAAAATTTGACGTAATTGACAGCGATAATGACTTAATTGTCAAGGGTGCGTTCAATAAATCAATAAAAGAGAGAGGGGTTGAGTCAAAAACAAATAGAAAAATCGCTTTTCTTAGACATCACGATTGGCAACATCAAATTGGTAAGTTTACAACAATACAAGAGGACGATAAAGGTCTATTTGCTGTTGGTAAACTAGGTACATCTACAAAGGGAGAGGACGCTCTTAGAGATTACCAAGATGGTATTATCATGGAACATTCAATTGGTTTTCAATATATTGAGGACAAAATAAAATGGGTTGAAGATTCTAAAATGGAAAAGGGTGGTTACTATCGTGTAGACGAGGTCAAGCTCTTTGAGGGATCTGCTGTAACTTTTGGTGCAAATGAGCATTGCGACGTTTTAAGCGTTTCTAAGGGTGCGAATAAAGATGACATTATAAAAGACATTACTAAGCAAATTGACGTCGTTACAAAGGCTATAATCAACGGACGAGGCACAGATGAGCGTCTATACGACTTAGAAATGAAATTAAAATATTTAAACTCTCGTTTAATTGATCTTGCAATGACAGATTTTAGTATCAAAAGCTCCGATATTAAAGACGTTCAGCAAATCGATATTGAACATAGTTTTGATTGGAGCAAAGTAAATACGCTTTTAGAAACAAAAGAGACGTATGCTGATTATCCTAAACAGGCAGTAAAAAACGCACAACGTGGTATAAAACTGAATGAGGAAAATAATAACAAGTGTGCTACAGACGTAGGAAAACAGAGAGCTAGAGACATCGTTGCAAAACGTGGTTTCTCTCTAAGTGTACTCAATAGAGTTTATTCTTATTTGTCTAGAGCAAAGGCTTATTATAATCCTGATGACGACAAAGCGTGTGGTACAATAAGCTACTTGTTATGGGGTGGAGAAGCTATGCGTGTTTGGGCAGAAAAAAAGTTGGAAAAAATAGATAATAATTAATAATTAAAATTTAAAAAACGCATTATGGAAAATAATGATTTAACACCTGAGCAGGTGGTAGAAAAATTTGAGGCTAAGATCACAGAGCAAACAAAAGGTCTAGCGTCAAATGATGACGTAGCAACTCTAAAAGAGGAACTACAAAGCATAAAAGAAATCGCAGAGAAAGATCAAACGATCGATCTTAAAGCGAAATTTGTTGAATTAGAAACTTCGTTAGTAGCTTTAAAAGAAACTAGCAAAGAAAATACAGAAAAAAGAATGACGTTAGCTGATAGTATTAAGGCAAAAGCTGAGAACATCAAAGCTATGATCTCAAACAAATCAGGGGTTGTATCTTTAGACGTTAAGGCTCAATTGAATCCTACTGATATTGGTAATAGAGAATCATACGCACAGATTTTAGAGGGTACAAATAGAAAGCCTGTAAGAGAAACAAGAATTTCTGATCTTTTCAGACGTGTACCTGTTTCAACTGAGTACGTAAAGTATAGAGAGGAAAACGTAGTAACAAGAGACGCTAAAGTAGTAGTAGCTTGTGCAACATCTTCGTCTAATACTAAATTGACTTGGGCAACTAAGACCGTACAAATTGCTAAAATTAGAGACTTCGTTGACGTATGTATTGACATGATGGACGATTATTCGTTCGTTGCTAGTGAGGTACAGCAATTGGTAAACGAAAGTGTAAAATTAAAAGCTGATAGCGAAATTTTACTAGGTACAGGCGACATTAATTCTATTGAAAATGTAGCGTCTGACTTTGATCCTGCAAACGCTTTAGCTCCTTATAATGGTGCTTTTACGTCTGCGACGTTAGCTGAATTAACGGCGGCGATGAAAGCTCAGATTTATACTTTTGGTCAAGAGAGATCATTTAACGCTGATACTATTGTGATGAATTACAATGATTGGGTTAAATTCATGCACCAAAAAAACGCTAATGGCGACTATTTGCTACCTAACTTTGTGATGACAGGCGATGGTGTCTTAAATGGCATGAAAATCATTACGTCTCCAATTGTTACTGCAAACACTTTGTACGTATTTGACTCTACAAAAGGAGAGATCTTAGACAGACAAGGAGCGCAGTTAGAAATGGCTTACGAAAATAATGACAATTTCGAGCATGAAATCGTTACGTTGAAAGTTGTTGAAAGACTACAATTCCACGTTGCAGGAGTAAACGCTGACGCATTTATGAAGTGTAAAGATATTGCTACAGACTTGAACGCTATTTCAAAGGCAGGATAATAATCTAAAACAATAATTATGGCAAGTAAAATCAAAATTATCAAAACGTACAATGAAAAATTCGTTGTAGGATCCGAACACGAAGTAGGTCAAAATGTAGCTGAATTTTTAATGGCTAATCAGTTTGCCTCTTTTGTTGGAGACGTTGAGAAAAAAGAGCCTTGCAAAGATAAAGATTGTAACGATTGTGAGGATTGTAGCGATAAAGCTAAGGCAAAGAAAAACGCTAAAAAAAGTTCAAAGAAAAAACCAACAAAAAAACCTGCAAAAAAAAAGTAGGCTAATGTTATGAGTATACTAGGAATAACATACAATGATTTTGGTAAGGGTAAGTACGAGTTACATAAAGGTATGTACGAGCAACAAAAAATAAATCAATATATTGACAAATACGAGAAATCGTATCTCATTAAATTGCTAGGTGTTGACTTGTTTAACCTTTTTGTCGCAGATCTAGATCCTGTAACCAAAAAACCTGTAACGCCAATTTATTTGGCATTATATGATTCGTTTGAATATGACGATTCGTGTAATATTGTTATTTCTGAGGGTATGATTGATGTTATAAAGGGGTTTGTTTATTTTCAATATTTAAAAGATCAAACAAATCAGGTATGGGTTTCAGGATCCGTACAACCTGTTGGCGAAAATTCTGAGAATGTATCAACACTTAATATGATGATTTATACTCGGTATAATGACTCTATTAGGTCATATAAGGCGATTCAACAATATATCTGCGATAATCTAAGCGATTATACAGATTTTAATGGAAAGTCGCTTAAAACAGCTTATTGGATATGATAGAGGCAAGTCAATTTATTGGAGACTTAGTTAGTCAAATTGACAACTCGATCGTTGGCGAATATAACGACGTTGATAAACGAACGTATTTTTGTAATACAAAATGGGCAAGAAAAGGTAAACATATTACTGACGCTCTTGGTCAAAAGTTTAACATAGTCGACGTAAAAACCGACGTTTGGATTGAGGCAATACACGAAACTGATCCTACGATCGTTCTAGATAAACTTAGTTTTCTAGATCCGACGTATTTTATAACAGGGACGAAACTTGCAACAAATCGTGAGTGGTCAATTGCAACTAACAATTTAGAAAATAAATTGCCTTTAGTATGGCTATTAGAAATTATTTCAGAAACAGGCTATGGCAGAGGATCTAGTTATGATCGTAGTATAGAGGCTAAGTTATTCTTTTTAGATGAAACTGATCCCTCGCAGTATTATACAAGCGATCACAGAGAGCAGGTCGTAAAGCCTATGCAAAAGTTAATGATTGAGTTTTTAGAGGTCGTAGATAATGATCGTATGTACGAAGCTGTAGAAAATTATAGATACAAAACCTTTTCTCGCTTTGGGGTAGAGCAGGAAAATGGCGTTTTACAAAATATTTTAGACGCAAACTTATCGGGGGTTGCGTTAGATATAACCCTGACTCGATATAAAGTAAATTGTAAATGTTAAACTTAAAAATTAAAAAAAATGATCGGTTGTGATTGTAATGCAGGGTTATCCAATACAGGACGCCCAAATTGTGTGCCTATTTTTGGCATAACATCGAGTCTAATCATAGTACCTAAAAGTGCTACTGATGGGACGTTAAACGGAATAGATTTATCAACTACTTTGCCTACGTGGTCAAGTTTGGTAAATGAATCAGACGCTTCAAAAAGATGGTTTCCACTACCTGCTTTTGAGAACGTTGAATTGCCTAAGGCAGACTCTTTATTTGAGGAGGCTAACTCAGGTCGTCAAGTGTATCTCAGACAAGGTAAGAGATCTTTTACAGGAGAGCTTTGGTCAGAGGATAGTACGCCTACATTCTTAGGTAAACTCGCTAAGTCTAGATGTGTAGACTTTGGTGTTTATATCGTAGATGTATTTGGTAACTTAATCGGATCACAGGTAGATGGATATTTATATCCTATTTCTGTAGATAATCCATCGTGGGATCCTAAATTCATGTTCGCTACAGATAGTACGACTCAAAAAATAATGTTAGGTTTCGACTTTAACAGACTTTTTGACGAATCTACTATGTACATGATTAATCCTGAGGAAGCAGGAATTGACTTTACTACGTTAGAGGGGTTAGTAGACGTAAACTTAGATGATCTAGCGATCACTACTACAGGTGCTACGTTTAAAGCAAGATTTGACTATGGTACAGCGGTTAATAAGATCAAATACGAGGGTGCTACCTTAGTAACAGATTGGTCTATTACTAACCTAACTACTTCGTCAACTTGGTCGCCTGATAGTGTCGTTGAATCGCCTGAGGGAGATTATACGTTGGATTGGTCAACGTCAGGATCAGCGTCAGTAGGAGACAATATCAAAGTTGAAGTTGACAAAGATGGCTTCGATGGAGAGGGTAAAGCTCTAGCTAGTTAATGATGGATATTATCGTAATTGGAAAAGCTAGTTTTAAAGCGTCATCGCTAAAGACTATGACAAAAAAAGAGGCACAGGAATTGTACTCTTATTTAGATCGTAGGATCGTAGCGAGTGCTTGGGACAAAGCAAATCCAAAAGGCAAAAGAAAGCCTCGAAAAAAATCCAACAAATGATTAAAAGAGGGCAAGTAAATATTTGCCCTCTTTTTTTTAATTAATACAACACCATAAACAAATAAAATGATTGGGCAGACAGCTATTGACGAACACTTATTAAAGGCAAGGAGATTATCTGATAGTCAAGCGTGGATTGAGGCTCATACAGGGAGCGTAAAAAAGATCATTTTAAATTTAATTAGAGAAAACCAATTACGTAGTCAAGGAATTGACGAAAACGAAAAAATAATTGGTTTGTATTCTAGAGCTACTGAGATTATATCAAATGGTAGAAAAAAGGCAGGAGATCCTTTTACATTATATGATACAGGTCAGTTTTATAGATCTATGTTTATAGTTGTGTTAAAAGACTCAATATTGATCGACGCAGATTATACAAAAATGCAGGATCAGGATTGGTGGTCAATTAATATTTTGGGTTTAACAGAAAAAAACTTAGACATATATGCTGAAATGGTTAGGCAAAATTACATCAAATACGCAAGACGTATATTGGATCTCGATTGACGAAATGCCTTTATATAATTGGATTAAGTGTAATAATGGTAATTACGAATATATACGTAAAGATCAAGCTAAAAAACATAACAAACAAGACGTTGAAAAGTGGGAAAACCTATATGATCAATATCTTAAAGAATTTGGTTTAAACGATAGATACGAAAAATATCTATTGACAAAAAAGAAAAAAGCGTTATTACAGGCAGATTATGTAATAAACAAAAACAATTTTAATAAAACCAAAATAGCAATAGAGGACGCTAAATTAAAAAACCTAGAGTTATACTTTGGCGATGGGCAGGACATAGAAGTTATTTTGATTTGGTTAGGCAAATATGTAGGTTATAAAATTGACAAAAAAAAGACATCGGTTAAAGAATATTTTATATTATTAGAGGAATATGGCAAAGCAAATAAAAAGGTCAGAGATAGCAGAAAAGGATCTATATAAAGAGATCCGAGACTCAGCAAAAAAAACGATCGTAAAAATTGATACCTTAAATAAGGAGTTAAAGGAGACAGCACAGGTTTTAAAATCTGAGCTTAATCAACCTTTACAAAAAACTTTGTCAGGCTTAGGACAGCTTGAAAGTCAGGTTACAAAAATGAATACAGCTATGTCAGATAGCGTTAAGCTAGACAAAGCAAAGGCAGATAGTCTAAAAGCACAAAGACAAGCTGAGGCAGAAATTTATAAAATAGAACAACAGCGTCAGAGAGCTATTCAACAAAAAATGAATACTCAAAAAAAAGAACGTGTTGAAACTGAGCGTCTACAAAAAGCCGAGCAAAAAAGATCTAAAACTTTAAAGGATCAAAATAACGCTTATAAACAGCTAGTAATACAAACTAGAAACCAAAAAAACGAATCAAAACGTTTAGGTGCTGAATTGTTAAAACTAGAACAATCAGGAAAAAAGAACACAAAAGAATATCGTAAATTATCAAAAGAGTTTCGTGCAGTAACAAAATCAGCACAGGCAGGAGATCGACAGCTAAAAAAATTAGATAAAACCGTAGGAGATAATTTTAGGAACGTAGGGAACTATGGAAAAGCACTTGGCAAACTCAAAGGAGCTTTTGCCTCTTTGGGTTTAGCTATGGGTGGAGCTATGATTATAAGAGACGTGTTTAATGTTATAAAAGACTTTGATCAGGCACAGGCAAATTTAGCCTCTGTTTTAGGTGTATCTAGAGATCAAATGTCAGGATTAACAGAACAGGCAAAAGAGCTTGGTGCTACAACTCGTTTCACAGCGTCGCAAGTTTCAGAGCTACAATTAGAATTTGCTAAACTTGGTTTTACCCAAAAAGAAATTGAGGGTATGACAAGTGCAACTTTAGATCTCGCAGGAGCGACAGGATCTGAGCTTGGAGAGACAGCGTCAATTGTAGGTGCTACAATGCGTGGATTTGGTTTAGATGTATCTGAGACTCAAAGAGTAACAGACGTTATGTCTAAGTCGTTCAGTACGTCTAGTTTAGATATGAGCAAATTCGCTACAGCAATGGCAAGTGTCGCTCCTGTAGCAAAATTATCAGGCAAGACAATTGAGCAAACAACAGCTTTAATTTCTACACTATCCGATCGTGGAATCGACGCAAGTACAGCAGGTACAGGATTGCGTAATATGTTTTTAAAGGCAAATAAAGCAGGGTTAACCTTTGATGAGGCTTTGGTTGAGATCAGTAGCTCTACGGATCAAGTTGCTACAGCTATGGAGTTATTTGGCACTAGAGGTGCTACTCTTGGTGTTATTTTAGCTAATAATACTGAGGACACTATGAAGTTACATGAGGCTAATTTAGAGGCTGAGGGATCCACAAAGACAATGGCAGATATGCAATTAAATACATTAGGTGGATCTTTAGACTTATTGCGTTCTGCGTGGGAGGGTTATATTCTGAAATTAAATGAGGCAGGTGGAGTTGGAGATACTTTGAAAAATGGAATTAAATTTTTAGCTGATAATTTAGGAACTATAACAACAATCGTTGGTAAAGTAGTTAGAGCTTTCGTAGCATATAAAGTCGCTATGGTTAGCATGAAAGTTATTAATATGGCTATGTCAACTAGCTTTAAAGATATTGGTAACTCGATCATGAGAGCGATACCTTTAACAAAGGCATATAAATTAGAACAACAAAAACTAGCTACAGCGACAAAAACTGCAGGTACAGCTGTAAAAGGATTAGGTGGAGCTATAGCCTCTATGGGTATAGGATTAGCTATTGGTTTAGTAATTGAATTAGCTACAGCATGGTATGACGTTGCAAGTGGTAACGCAGAAGCTAGGAGACAAGCTGATCTATACGAAAAAAGCGTAGAGAAAGGATCAAAGACAGGTCAAGAAATATCCTCAAAAGAAAATAAAGCATTTGAGGAACGAATGCGTCAAATTAACTTAGAAGCTAGAACAAAAAAAGCAAACGCTAAAGACAGCAAAGAGATCGCAGAATTAGAATTGCAAAGAGTCAAAGATTTAACTGAGGCACAAAAAGAATCTAGAGACGTTATACAGCAAACTATTGACAAAAATAATGAGGCTATAAAAAAACAGCGACAAATTATTTCTAGTATAAAGGCAGAGCCTGAGTACACAACAGAAATGGTTTATTCCCCTATGGAAAAAATGGAAGTGCCTCGTCGTAAATCTACAAGAAAAGGAGCTAGAATTACAGATCAAACAGCTGTTATAAAAGATTTTCAGGCACAAAATGACGAATTACAAAAAACCTTAAAAGCTATGAATGATGGCTTACAGGAATTTGTCGTACAAGGAATAGAAGCTGAGGCTGATTATAGTGTAAAAATTAAAGACAATACACGTACACGTAGAAAAAATAATACTGAATTTCGTAGATCAATAGATCTTATAAAAGAGCGTAATAAATTATTAGAAAATGGTCTAAAAACTACAGAGGATATTGCAAAATTAACTAATTCAATCGCTGTAAAAGATCAGGACACTATAATTAAAACCGAATCTAAGGCACAGGGAGAGGCTTTAGCTAGTGGTCAGGAGTTTGACGATACAAAACTAAAAGAAGCTATTAAAGAGCGTGAGAGATTGATTATAGAGGGTATAGAACGTACAGCTCAGTTTACAAAAGACGCAGAAACTAGAAAACTAGATGAGCGTTTTAGAATTGAACGTGAAAAAATACAGGATCAGTACACAAAACTTTTGGCACAAGATCATTTAAAGGCAAGTGAAAAGAAAAAAATAGAGGAAAATTTAGCAGAGGAATTAGATATTATTAATCAGGCAGAAGTAATCGCAAAACAATCGCTTGGCAAGACTATAACTGCAATTGATACTAGAACAAATCTAAATATTATACAGGCTCAGAAAACTACGCAAGAGAAATTATTTCAAATACAAAACGTAGCACAGCAACGTATAGATGGCATATTTAAAAGACGTGAAAAGGAATACAAATTAAGTCTTTTAAAATCGGCTATAGATACTGAGGATATAAGCGACGATATGTTAGCGTATGAAATTACAAACCTTGAAAAGAAAATAGAGGAATATAAAAAAGCAGGTTTAGACATTTTAGATCTAGAATTACAATTAGCAGAAAAACAAAGAACGCAAACAGATAATACAGCTGATCAATTAGCTGATGACTTGAAAAAACGTACAGACGAACAAATCGCAGTCGTAACTGCAATGACTGATATATTTACAACTTTGGCAGATAAAAGAATCGCAAAGATTGATGAAGAAATTAATAAGTCAAAACAACGTTATGATAATTACGTAGAATTAGCTAAAAATGGTAACATAACAGCTAAAGAAAGCATGGCTGAGGAAGCTCGTTTAATTGCAGAGCAAAACAGATTAAAAGAAAAGGAGGAACGTAGAAAACAACGTATTCAATTGGCAAGTACCGTACTGCAAACATACCTGACAAATTCAGCAGATCCTGACGTTAAAAATCCGTTAGCTAAGACTATAACAGATACCGTACTATTAACCGAATTTATTAAAAATTTACCTGCGTTTTTTGATGGTACTGAGGACACAGGATCTAATGGTAAAGGAGTCGATGGTAAAGGTGGATTCAATGCTATTTTGCACCCTAACGAACGTGTAATGACTAAAAAACAAAATGCGTTAGTTGGCGATATGTCAAATGAGGATCTTAGTCAATTGGCTTATAATTATCAAAATGGAATGATCAGTAATTTTGGCGAGGGTGCTGTATCAATTGCAGGAGCTTGGCAAAGTGAAATAATCGTTGCAAAATTAGATAGTTTAGAGAAAACTCTAAAAAATAAACCTGAGACAAATATTCAAATTGAGGAAATTGTTGGTGGTGTTATGGCATTATCTAGAGAAACTAAAAGAGGTAATAGTAAAATTTATAATAGATATAGAGTAGAATAAGGTAATATGAGGCACTTTTTAAATAATATAGAGATTTCACCTAGAAACGTTCTAGAAATTGGCTTAAACACAGATTTTAGTGGTAATCCTGAGATACTAAGTATTGATGTCGATAAAATAAAACTACCTAGAGAGGCAAAACAGATCATAGAGGATCATATTGCAAGTCAAGGTGTTTTTGAGGGTATACCATACCAAATAATTACAGATAGTGGTATAACGTTAGATTATTACGTTGACCTAACTGAACAAGCTGTTTATGGTACGTACGAAATTGAAGTAAAAATAAAAAAGCGTCAAGGTATTGATCTATTTTTTGAAAACGCAGATGGTTTATCATTTGAATTAATGAATAAAAAAGGAGTTAATTTTAACTATATAGATTGTCCTTACTTAATTATACCTGAAAATCAGGCAGAAATGGGTTTAAATATAGCAATATCTTTATTTGTCATGACAAAAGAGGGTATAGCGTCTATTAGAGACCTATCTACTGCGGTAACTAACCTTATTGAAGCTACAACGCCAAATATTGGTATACCACCTGCACCCCCTTTAGGCGAGATTATATCGGTTGTGATCAGGACTCTCGCCCAATTAGCCTACACAATAGCAATTTTAGTCGCTATTATTAAGTTAGGTCAACAAATGTTTGAACTTATATTCCCAAAAATTAGATATTATAAAGGAACTCAGCTAAAAGAATTAATACAAAAAGGTTGTCAATATTTAGGTTTTACTTTACAAAGTAATTTATTAAATGGATTAACTAATTTGACAATATTACCTGTCCCTTTAATTAAAGAAAAAGACTCCGTTACTGACTTTATACAAAATGATTTAAATTTTAGTTTTACAAAAGGATATTTAACGTCTCAGGACACTATAAGCACCTTAGGTGGCTTGATCAAAGCTGTCGAGACTATGTTTAACGCTCGTACAAAAGTATATCAGGGAAAAGTAGAGATCGAACGTCGTGATTTTTGGCAATTATTGACTACAAATACTCTCGTTCCTGCGTTAAATGATCAGGATAAAAGATCTAATAACTATACTTTAAATACAAATGAAGCGTGGAAAAGAACTTACGTACATTATCAGGTAGATTATTCTGACTTTCATACCGTTGATTTTTTTGATCCAACAGACGCAGAATATAGTTGTGAGCCTGTTAACGTTGTTAACGCTGATTTAGTTACAATTAAAGGCTTAAATGATGTCAATATACCTTTTGCCTTAGGAGTGCGTAAAAACAACCTTAATTGGCTTGAAAACTTTGCAAAAGGATTTTTTCAAACTTTGGATAATATAGCTAATATTTTTGGTGGTAATTCTAATTTAGCAAATACTATACAAAACAGAATCGGTGTAACGCAAATAGGTCAGCAATATTATTCAGTAACAAAATTGCTTTGGGCTGTCAATGGTAAACAGACTGCAAACTATGTATCGCAACTGAGAGCGTCGAAGATATATGCTGATTATCACGCTATTAATGAGATCCAAGTAAATGGCTACAAAATATTTTCTGACGTTCCAATTAGAATAACGTCGCAAGAATTTGTAAATTTGTTAGATAATAACTATGCAAATATTGATGGTTTAATGTGTGAAATATTGTCAATCAACTATATAGACGAACAAAGTCAGGCAATAATTAGCTATAAAGAGCCTTTTGATTACGCAAGTGGTAAAGTAACAACAATAGAAATAAATGGCTGATAAAATAGATTTTAACGAGACAAATAAACAGATTGGTTTATTACAAAAACAGCTTGATCAATTAATGAAAAAACAGGATCAGGCTTTTGCTAATATGACGCCTGAACAATATGAAGCTGTAAAAGAACATCACAGCGACGCTCATGCTATGATCCGTAAATTAAAAAATGGAGATTATAATAGTTTAGAAACGCTTATAAATAAATATAATAAACCGAAAATTTAGACTATGCCATTAATTTTAAATCAAATAGAATTTAGAAATCCAACTACAGGTGTATGGGAAAATTCGTTGCGTAATAATGCAGGGGATTTTATGGATATATTATTCCAATTTTCTAGTGCTGTTAGGTTAACTAGCATAGATAATCCGTTGAGTTTTGATCCAACTATTCAGGAAGTTACATCGTCAAGTGTTAGTTGGCTAGAGGAAGGATTTAGAGTTACTGATACAATTTTAGTTAGATTATATACGCAGAATCAGGCTACAGGTAGTTGGTCAGTTACGAGTACGGTGTATTCGAGTATAACGTATGTTGACGATACTAAAATGAATTTTAACAGCTTACCATTTTTTTACTCGTTATCAGGAGATCCACAAATAATGGTCTTTTTAGCTGTAGGACAAGCAGGATCGACTATATCTAGACCTCGTGCTGATATTACGTTGAATATCAATATGTGTTTAAACTCACAAACAGGTAATCAGGGTAGTTTAATTGATGGAGAGTCGACTAGAATCTATTTTGACAACGTTCATAATTTAAGTGTTAATCAGCTTGAAGTTGGCACAAAAGTAGGTAATCAAAGCGGTCAATTTTTAAATAGTGCTTTTATTACTAGAAAGTCAAATGACGCAGATGGCTTTTTGACATATACCATGAGAGTTACTATGGTACAAATGGGTGTATATAATCAAGAATGGTTTGCTCTAGATGACTGCCTTAAATTTTTCTGTAAATTACAACAGGCAAGTTTACCCTTAGAGACGTCAGGATTAGCTGAATTAGTAATTGATCAAGAAGCAAATACAGGTTGGTTTAATACAGCAAATAATATATCGATACCTGAGCTACCTAGTGAAATAGTTAGTGGCATAACAACTGAGGTGGATTACGCACAACCATCGACTCATGAATTTACGTTTAAGTGTGCTGATATAAATACAGCAGGTTTTGGAGCTTGTTACATACCAACTGATGACGCATATTATCGCAATGTTGTGTATTCTCAAATGAGTTTGTCAATGATTTTGAAAACAACGCCTTTGGCTGTTGGATTGCCACAAGCTCCTACTGAGCAAAACCCTGATGGTGCTGATTATACAATACAAATTAACTCTATTACTAGCGTTGGTCAAGATCATACCGTAAACTTTACGTTCACACCAAATTTACAATTCCCTAATTTTATGGAAAATAGGGAATCAGGAGATCGTTTGTTTTATATATGGGTGCGATCAATGAATAAAAATTTACTCGTATATGCTGATCAGTTAACTAAAGTTTTACCTATTGGTGGTCCAATATCAATGGTTAACGATTATGGCTTTTTTGATCATGCTGAAAACATAGATACTACAAACGAAAATAAAATTGGTTTTGTATGTGATACTGAGGACGACGTAGGGTATTTTGGCAAGTTTGCTCTAGAACGTAATGGAGATTATGCAGGATTACGTGTTAAAGTACAAGCGTATAATTCAGCAACCGACGAAGATTTTGAGCTTAGAGATACTTATATCAGCTTTGCAGGTGTACAGACGTCTAATTTGGGCGAATTATTATTAAATGAGACAATACCACTAGAAAACACTTTGCCGACGACTAGCGTCAAGAGAGAGGGCAAATTGATCAATCTTAATACAGCAGGATCAGGACAAAACGAATATTTGGTATCTATTTACTATCCTTTTTTACTTAATTGGAAATATTGGTTGCCTTTATTACAGGCAAGTGTTGATTTTTATCCTACGCAAAACAATAATTGGGAGCAATACGATAATGTCGCAAATTGGGAGATCAGGTTAAGGTTAGAATTAGAGAAAGATGGTTTAGTATTTTTTCACAATAACACTATTGCTGTTAATCCGTACGACGCTAATGATAGTATACAATCAGTCATAACTATGATTAGAGACATCGATGGTACTATAGTTGACGTA